CCCTGCTCACAAGCAATTTAGGATTGACCATCCAACCCGCAACACACTATGTCTGCAACGCCAATTATTCCTGTGCTTCAACAAAGTGGTGTGTTTGTGACCCAAGCTGTTGGGCTCATGTGGTCGTGCTCTATCGTTGTGTGGAGCGCGATCTTGTGTGGCATAACTTGGGTCCCGGTGGCTTACTTTGGCCCTTCCGTCCTGGCGTGGCTCGCCTCTTCGGTTTGGTTCGGAGTTAGCTACTTCTGCGGTTCGTTTGTCTGGGCTGTTGACAACCCCCGAGAGGCGCTTGGCGGCGTCTCGAAGGAAGTGCGTCAGCGTTACCATCGTCTCAGACAACACTTTCGCTTGCCCCAGACACTTGGTGAATGGACTCTGGTTCTGTCTGCCGTCTCAGCGGTGGCGGCACTGGTTTACCACTACCGCAAGCAACAGAGGAAGCTTCTCGAGCATGACAATGGCCACAATCGTAGGGCCGTTCGTAAGCTCCGGGAGAAGCTCCAGAAGCGCAAGGCATCATTGCTTGCGACACTTGGATCTTTCTGTTTTGCTGGCATCAATTTCACCGAATGTGGTGCAGATCTCGCTGTCGTGGTCCGCGCCTTCCTCGACTCTGTCAAAGAGGCGGAGACTGCGATGCGGTTCACTGCCCACGCGTCTGAGGCAATGTCTTTCGTCAGCGACATACTGGATGATGACCTCGGTGAGGATGTTGATATTCTCAAGCCTGATGCTGATGATGACCGGGTCCCCCCCGTCGTAGTCAACATCACGGTGCCTCCCCTTGGCTCTGTGGGCTCCCCACCCGTCCAGGTTGATGACGTTTCCTCTTCAAGTTCCGAGCATGAGAGGGCTCTCCCTGAGTCCCCGTCTCCTGAAGGAGTGCCATTTTGGCGGCGCATGTGGCCCTGGTCAGACCGCATGTCTCCTCAGCTTGAGCGAATCGAACGACTCCACAGTGCCGGCCGCTTGGCTGGTTCCCGCGAGTCCCGCTTCGGTCTTGGGTTCTTGAGTCGCCCCAGTCCTCCCTCAGCCCTCCGCAATTTCTTCCAGTCTTGCGTTGGCCTGTTGGAGTACCCTAAGAGCTGGCTTTTGAAGCTCTGGTATGGCGCGACACATCCAATTGTGGTCATCAGTGATGCGTGCGACTCGATTTCCTATTGGTGGAATCGTCGTTCAGCAGCGACACAGGTGGCCATTCTCGGTGCATCGGCCTTGGCTATATATGGGATCTATGACTACTTTCGTGGCGATCGACTTCGTACTCTATTCAAACCGACGGGCGATTATTATCGCTATTTGGGAAAGAGATGGAGGGCCACGTTGAGCAAGGTTCAGAAGACCCCCGAAATGGCAGAGGCAGAAGGTCTCCTCCCGGTCGTGTACACTACGGCTGGCGGTGAGACCTTCGAGGCGTACGTCGAAGCAGATGGTCTCCCTTCCAAGCGTAGTGGCAAGGTCGGAAAGCGGATTGCATACCGCAAGATGGCTGCCACACATCACGCGAAGGGAAATGACCCCGTGTACGTCTCCAAGCATGACAAGCAAAGTCGTGATGACAACGTCAACTGGCGTGGTAAGGAGAAACCTCTGCGACGTCAGCAGACTAAAGAGGAAGAAGAGCATGAGTACCGCCATAAGCACGTTTTTGCGCCCAAGGATTTCTACATGACAAAGAAGAAGGCTGAAAGATTCCTTCCTGAGCATGTGCGTCAGGGCCACGCGGTCATGACACCCTTGGTGAGCTACGAGCTTCGCTGTGTTCATCGCTCCTCTCCCGATCCTCTCGTGCCCTTCAAACTCGACTCCTATGTGAACATTACATGCTTCGCTGATCGACTGTGCCCTCCTAGGCACGGGTTTAGCGGCTTCAAGCACGTTTTCATTAAGGTGAATGGGGTGGAATATCCCCTTGACATGAAGTGCACTGTCTTCAAGACTACTCCTGACCTCACCATGACCATGAAGCCCGTTGGGTGCAAGATCAAGAGCAATAAGGCTCACTTCCGCGCCCCTATCAAGGACGAGCTTCTTGTCCTGAACTTCATTGGTCGCACTGGCCCGCAACAATGTGTTGGCAAGTGTGGTGAGACTCGCAACTTCGGGAAGAACGGAGAGATTGTTCTAACGGAGTTTGATGGCAGTTCCTTGTCCGGTGCCTGCGGCGCGTTCTACAAGGCAGCGTCTGATGGCGCTGTGGTGGGCGTCCACGGTGTGGGCAATTCCTCCGGATCTGTCAAACCCATGTTTTACCCTCTGAGTGTTGGTTTTGGTGAGGAGCTGAGCAAGATTGCACAGCAGACTCCCAGTACCGACCTGGTCGAAGATGTGAACTATCACGACCAGTTGGTTGAGTCTTTGAATTTTGACTTCGTGGCCAAGAAGCCCAAGTCTGGCTCTGCCATAACTCTCGAGGAAGCGATCAAGGTGAATTTGTGCGAGACGTTCATCGCTACTGGTGATGACCTCGCCCTTCTCAACGATTGTCTTTCCCCCTCAGTCAAGGCGAAACTTGTGAAGAATCGATACCCTGGTGCTGGCATAACGCCAGCCGAATGGGAGGAGATCGCCATCAAGGTTCGGGGTATTCCTAAGCCGTGGGCCAAAGCCGTCTCTGACCGCTGTATGCTCATGGCGCAGGTCGCCCGTAATCGCCAAGCTGAATGTGAGCTCCCCGTCTCTAGCATGATGGTTGGAGCTGCGCGTGTATCGGTTGATGATCTCGCTGACAGTGACTATGACTCTGATGTGGATTTGACCATCGGATGTGACAAGCTACCCAAGCTTAAGCCCGTCCCCACGTCGAACCGCTATGAGGCCCTGTCTGAGGAGAAGGAGTCTGAGTCCGGTGACTCGGCCTCTGATGTGGATTCGGATTTTCAGTAGCGGAGGCAACGCTCGAACAAATCTTGTCTCCGTATCCGCAGTCACTCGTTCGCATCCTCTCCGGCCCTGATCCGTCAAAAGATCTAGGTGAGTTCTCCCGTCACATGGGTACAGTCTACCGTCCCTTCAAAGAGAAGACACCAGACTACCGTGATGATGAGGTGAAGGAGTTCCTTTTGCGACGTGGCGAGGATCCAACAACGTATGAAAACTACATGGTCGTTCCCAAGACCCTTGCGTTGGCCACGAAATCTATTCTCCGATACAACAAACCGCCGGACCCTCTCGATCCCGAAGTCAAGCGCAAGTATAACATCGCGTTCGACTGGTTGGACCGACGGTTCACCCCCATTCTCTCAAACTCAGTTGTCTTTGATGGGCCAACAGCTATTGAGCTAATGCCCGTCAAGAAGTCGCCAGGTTATCCCTGGTCCTTGGAGTATCAGTACAAGGAAGACTTCTATGGCACCCCTGAGGGTGAGGAATTTCTCGAGAAGTACTGGGAGTTGCTGGCAACTTCTGACTACATTCGCTCTCTCGCTTCCGTCTCAGTTAAGGAAGAAGTTCGCAGTACAGATAAGGTGATGAGGCAGGGCAAGGCGAGGACCGTAATGGCCTTTCCTGTGCCGCACTCTCACGCATCTAAGCGACTTTTCCGTGATCAAAACCGCACGCTAATTACCCAACATGGTAAGCTAGGTTCTGAGGTCGGCATCGATCCATTCCATGGTGGATGGCATGAGTTAGTGGAAAGACACCTCAAGTTTACTGCACGTCGCGCTGGTTCCGCTGCTATGGATGGTATCGAGTATGATGCTCGTTTCCGTTATTTCATCGGTAAGGCCATTGGCCGCCAGCGCTTCAAGTGGTTACGACGTGACTTCCGTACTCCCGAGAATCTTCAGCGTATTCGAAACCTTTACTATGACATTTTCCACGCCCCTATTGTTGGGGTGGACGGTGAAGTGCATTCTCGCGGCACCGGAAACGGTTCCGGTCAGGATAGCACCACCGAGGATAATGGTTTCAAGAACTTCTGTGATTTCGTGGTCATGTATCTCATTCTCGTCCCAGAAGAGTACCAAGACTACGACTCATTCACAGAGTTCGTCCTTCTTTCTTTCAATGGCGATGATATGAACTTCTCCGTCAAGGAGAAGATCCAACCGTGGTTTAACCCCAAGACCATTATGGCCGTCTCGAAGGCCATAGGTATGGAGTACACATGTGAGTTTGAAGATTACAGGCTCTTCACTGAACTTTCGTTCATCGGACACACGTCCGTGCTCACCAATATTCCCCGGTTCGGCCATGCCATGTGGCTGCCTATCATCGACTGTTCTCGTATGCGCAGTAGTATGTATATCTACAACGAGGACCACAACGTGTACACTTCAATCGTTCGTGCATGCGGTCTCCGCAACGAAACGTTTGCGTGCAAATCTTGTCGAGTGTGGTTCCAGGACCTCATTGACTTTTTGCGAATTCGGCACGGAACTTCCACCGATCCTGCAATTGTCGAGGCCTGGAAGTGCTATCTGTACGACTGGGAGCTCTGGGAGCTCTACTCTGGTCTCAAAGCGGAGGACGTACGTGTCCCGCATTCCGGGAAGGCCCTACCCCGCTTAAATACAAACGCACCCCCCCAGACCACAATGCCCTCGTCAAAGAAGAAGAAACACGTCTCTATCAAGAAAACTACCTCCTCGAAGAAGAAGGCAAGTTCGTCAAAGAAGAAGGCGCCCTACAAGAGGAACTCCGTCCTCGATGGTGCTGCCATCTCTGCGTCAACTGCCATCGTCAAAGAGGCAGCGACAACTGTCAAACAGGATGCTGCTATTAGCGTCCGTAAAGACATTGAAGACGTTCGAGCCGCTCGGGCTTGGATAGCATCGCTCAAAGAGCCGAACAAGTATTCCCCTCCTTGTATCGGCAAGGGGTCCCTCATGGTCACCAATGTGACTGTGATGGATTTGACTTGCGGCTCTAATGGCACAGCTGCTGCTTTCCTCATCCCCCGTGGTCAAAACGAAATTATGCTCGCTGACGGCACACTCGGCCCGATCACTGCTGGAACCTGGACTGCCTATGCTGGCACTCAGGACTCAACTCTCAGTACGAACTACCAAACTGGTCGTTTTGCTGGGATGTCCATCGAGTGGGAGAGCCGAACCTCAACTGATGAGCGCCCCGGATGGGTCAATGCTGGTCTTCTCTTCGGGATCAGTAACACCACTGACATCACTGGCCTATCTGGCAACATGATCATGAACCTCAATGGTATGCTCGCCTATAATGGCAAGAGCGCCTATGATGGTGCTGTATCCTGGCGCCCAAAGATGGCAGTGATGGTGAGTACAACATCTCCTGCGTCAATTCCTCGTCCTCCTTCTTGGGCACGCAGATTCCAATCGTCTACTTTTCTGAGTGGGTTGTTGGTGCCCCGATCCGTCTCACCTTCACGGTGTACACGGAGTGCCTTCCCAAGAATGATCGCGTGCAAGCCACTCGTATTATGGCCAATCCCACCAATCATGATTGGGGTGCTGTGTTCGACATGGTGTGCGATCTTGGAGGAAACACTCTTCGCTCAGTGGTCCGTCTTGGTGCAGCAACTGCCGCCAAATGGGCCGCTGGCAAGTATCTCGGTGGTCACGCTGGTGGCCTTGCTGCTACACAGGCTGCTTCTTCCGATCCTTACTCGGACAATTTTTCGGGTGATGATTGGTGGTCTACCTACTTTGGTGGGCCAGTTGCACCTCGCCGCAAGCTCGCCAAAGCGATCGCTGACCTTTCTTCTGTGCCTGAGCCCTCTGGGGGCTGGTGGTGTGTTGATGTCCTTGAAGAAGACATCACCCCACCGGTCCTCATGGCACGTCTCGAGCTTATTGAGAGCAAGCTTGGGATCGAAAGGCCCAAAAGAATCCCACGCAACCAGCAGAAATTGCTGCTGCGTGGCCCTCAGGTCGAGGGGACCTCAACTAGTTCTCGTTCGCTGAAGAGCGGCGAGACTACGACCTCGACCATCGACTCTACTGGTGACCCTGCTACAGACCCTGAAACATGGGCTTTGTTCCAGGAATTTCTTCGTTCCCGGAAACCGCGCAAGCTGCTAAGGCCTGCGGCGGTATCAATGACAGTGGAGGATGTTGACGACCATGACTATGACGATACTCTTGCCATGGCTGGTCCGGCGACACCCTCTGCCGAAAACGGAAGGAACTCACGCTCCTCGTCCCAAAAGAAATGAGCTTCTTTTGGGCGTCGATGATTTTTGTTGTCACCTTTTGTCGTTTTGTCTTGCACTTCGCGTTGCGGGGGCGAGCCGTCCTAGCCAGTCGGCGAGCCCGTTGTCCTGCAGCCCTACGGGTTGGTTTCGTTTTTCTTTCCTTCCCTTGGGGGCTGTCGTTCGCGTCGATCCCCTCCCCCCTCCCCATCTTGTTTACCGTCTACAACATACTCCGCCGGTCTAAAGACATATCTGGGTCTACAGGTTGGTCCCCTGCCCCGTGTGCCATTGCACATACCCCCTCTCTCTGGAATGTGAGAGGTTGGTGGATCCGGTTGAAGCCGTGGTGCTCTGTATTGTGGTTCCAAGTGTGTGGAGGTCTGGCCCCTCGTTCAATCTCTAGTAGGTTGCGTCTCGCGGTTTGAATCCGTAGCGTTTTCCCTGCTTCCGCTCTTGCGAGAGAG